TTTTTAATCATTAAATCTTCCAAAGTTTCCTTTGAAATTCCCTCGTTATCTAAATAAGTAAGCAATAGAAATTCTGCATTGTGTTGTGGTAATATTTCAGAATGCACCCAAAATTCATTGTCGGGGTTAAAGTCAATATACGTTTCTGAACTCCTAATCATTAAAGCATCTGCAATTATAAAAGGAATATGATTAGCTTCGTTAAGGAATAGAATATCACGCTTACCACTTGCTTTTGCTTTACCATCTGAATCGAATGATTTAAACTGCATTCTTGATCCATTTGTAAAAGTGTAGATTAGTGCTGAAGCGTTCCAGTTGTTCTCAATCCACCGATTTGTTTCAACCATTATCGTTTTGAAAATATCCAACGCTCCCTCTTTAACTGCTGGCAAAGTTTCTGCAACAACGGTTATTTTTATACGTTGTTCTTTGATTGCTCGGTCTATCAATATTGGAATGATAGCGTATGTTTTCCCTGCATTTGTTCCGCCTTGTATCACTCGGATACGAGACTTCATTGCTTTTATTCTATTTATTGCGGTTGTTCGTTTAAACATTATAAGTTTTTATTGATTGTCTTCAACGTAACTATCGAATACTTTTTTTAGTTCACTAATCCTATCTAACAAGCAACTGCCACAATTAGTAAATTCAGCGTGTTTGTTAAACGTACTTGTATAAATTTGGTTAATTCTATATTGAACTGTTGGAACAACCGAACCCCTTGTAACTTCAAAAAATTCCTTTAGAAAGTTGTAATCTGATTCACTTAAACAGTTAGGTTTTGAATAAGGAAATAACTTGTTTAACGCTTCCTTTCGTTCACTGCAACCACAATCTTCGCCTGCTACAAATTTAACAAGTGCTTTGATTCCCGTTGCTGTTGTGATTTGGTCGATTGTATCTCCTAATCCTTGTGCTTTTTTTCGTGCCATTATTTACGTTTTAATTCTTTTTTCAGTTGTTTAATTTCACGTTTCAAATCTGCTACTTTAAATTTTAAAATAGCATTTTCAATCTCTACTTTTGAAAACTTAATTGTTATTATTTCACAACTCATATCAATTCTAAATCATTGTTTATTAAATCTAAATAGTCATCACCACAATTAATTCTAATCCGTTCCTTGCATTCTCCTATCACTTCAAAGATTGAACGTAAGCTTATATCCGTTCCGTTGGCAATATCTCGCATTGAATGGTTGCCCGTTAAATACAAACGAAATAAGGTTTGGTCGTAACTATGCCACTTGTTTATTTCGGCGTTAATCTTCGCCCTGAATCTGTTTTGTGCTTCGTAAAATTCGCTATTATCAACGTCTGCAATTTCCAAAGGTAAATTATTTATCTTAGATATTTGCTTTTTTGCCTTTAGAAAATTTAGAAATATAGATTTAAGGGTTAAGTGGATAAAGTATTGGTTTATTTTGCCGTCTACAATTATATCTTCTGGTCGCTTGTTTCGGTCTAACCGCAAGTACATTTCCTGCACTAAATCCTCAGCATAAAAGTACTCCCCGAACTTGTTAATCGTTCGCACGTAATCTTTGTGATGCTTAGCTATTTCGCCTAACCATTCCATTTATTCATCTGGGAAAAGTGGTTGTTCGATAATCGTTGTTTCTGTTGATTCTTTCAATCCGTTTAATCGTTGTGTTATACTTGGATTGTAAAACCCTAACAAACCGCCCGTTATTTGGTCTTGGCGAATTTCTTGTTTTATACGCGAACAGATAACCCCAAACACTTCGTAATAACCTTGTTTATTGTCAAAGTAATGTTTAACCGTTCCGTAATTATCATAACAAAATATCTCAAATCCTTCCATTGTTAAAGGTACTTTTTGAGGTTCTTCAACTCGTTCCCCGTCTTTACCTACAAAGTGAACTTTAACCCACTTAAAAGATTCTTGTTTAACGTGTTCTTTGTATTCAATCCACGCATTAAAAAGTTCTTCGGGTTCTTTGAAAATTCTTGTTGGGTGTGGTTTTTTCATTCTATCGGTATTAATTTCTGTATTTCAGTTTGGAACGTTTCAAAGCTACGACAAATAATATAAGTAAATCCTAACTTCAAAACTGCATCTTCAAATTCTTTTTGATTTGGTTGTTGCGTTCCTTTTTTAGTTTTCATTTCAACAAAGATAGTTTTTCCATTTGGCATTAACAAAATTAAATCCGCAACTCCTGCCATCATTCCAGTAGCTTTTTTATAGGATTGTTCTTTAACGTCCTTTCCACTATTTGGAACTGAAAATAATAAGTAACGTGGATTGTGTGTTTTCAATCCGTAATTGTTTCTAAACCAAATTACACATTTTTGCTGTATTACATCTTCAGGGGTCATAAGTTTTTCATTTGTATTATTCGTTCTGCCCATTTATAGTGGTACTTCATTAAACGTCCGTATTCTTTATAATCATTTGCTGTTTTCAAATAGTGGTAAATCCATTGTTTCGCGTAACCTTTAGCTTTCTGAATTTTAATCAAATCAATAATGCTCGCTGTTTTTGCCATTTGCATTATTTGTGGACCAGGTAATAATTCAAGTCGCGCGATTTCTTTAGCTTCTTTTTCCTTTTGGCTTGGCTCAAATTCGTAACCGCATTCAGGACATTGCATAATTCGCGCTGGCATCAAATACGCGCATTCGGGACATTCTTTAATTGGTGCAACTCCTTCCTTTTTTTCTTTTTTCTTCAAAGTCCAACTTCGCGGAAATTCCCAATAGTTGTGACGCTTAACATTGTTTCCAAAATCTAATAAAGTAAAAGAACTTTTACTATCCGTAACACGTGAACCGCGCCCGACCATTTGCAAGAATAAAGGCAGTGATTTTGTTGCGCGGTAAAGAATAACAACTTGAATATTTGGAACATCAAAACCAGTTGTTAAAATTCCATAGTTTGAAATTATGGCGTTTTCAGTTTCAGTAAACCACTTTACAACTTCTTCGCGGTCATTCATATAGCAATCAACGTGTTTTATCGGTAAACCTTTGTTTTGCCAATCCTTAACAAGTTCTAAACTGCTTTGAATATTTGGCGCAAAGATTATAGCTTTTTGATTTGGCGCGATACGTGTGTAATTTTCATAAACTCCGTGGTAAAGTTGTATTTCTGAAAATTTATCTGCCATACTTTTTTCATCGTAATCACCTCCTTTTGTTTTAACGCTTGATAAATCAACTTTTACTCCATACGTTTTGCAACTTGACAATTTGCCCTTTTCGATTAAATCGGGCGTGTCGATTACTTGAATAATGTCATCGTAAAACAATTCCAAACTTTCTTGTTTCCCTTCGCGGTGTGGTGTGGCTGTTGCGCCAATTACATAAGTGCGTTCTGAAACGTATTTAAAAATATAATCAAATGAAGATTTATGCGCTTCGTCAATAATTATCAAATCCAACTCTAAAAACAAATCCAAATACTCTTGCTTGTGTATTCGTCTTTGAATAGTTTGCGACATCGCGACAAACAAATTACCCGTTAGTTTATCCTTTGAGTTCGGTTTTATTTCTTTAGCGTGTAAACCCATTTTTATAAGTGAACCGCTACTTTGAGAAAACAACTCTTTTCGGTCGGTCAAAATCAAAATCTTTTTATTTCGTTCAAACGCTTGTTTTGTCATAAATGAAAACATAACCGTTTTACCACTTCCAGTTGCTGAACACAAAACTATCTTTTTTTTACCTTGTGCAAATGAGCTTTTAATTTCTGAAATATACTGCTCTTGATAATCGTATAAGTTTATCATAATATTTCAGGATTAAATTTTCTACGTTGCACCCAATACTTTTGTGCTTTGTCGCGGTGTTTTGGTGTTCCAAATAAATTACGTAATTCACTACCAAATTTCTTCATTGACATTATTCGCTGTTTGGTATTTATTTCAATAATATCTTTTATTTCGGTTGCTGTTAAAAATTCGCCTTGGTCAACAACTAATTTAAAAAACTTGCTTATCAACTCGCGTTCAAAAGCTATGTTTTCAAATTCGCGAGAAACTTCATTTAATATCTGAAATTCTGTTTCTTCTAATTGGTACGCTTCGCCACTTGCATAAGCGCGCACCAACTCCATAAACAATTCATCTTTATCAATAGAATTATATAAATCGTGGTTTATTGACTTTACATTTATAGGTAAAATCCTTGTGTTACCAGTGCTATCATTTATAAGTTGAGGGTCGTTTGAAGTTCCTGCTAAAATTGCTAAACGCTTATAATCTTGGTTATGCCTACCATAAGAAGCGCGCAAAGAAAAGTAATTTTTTGAGGTCAACTCTTTAAATCGCTTTTCGTCTTGCTTTGATTTACCGCCCATTTCGTCATCAACAACAATCAATTTTTCACACATCAAAAGTTCATCATCTTTTCCACGATCCAAATTAGATTCCCCATAATATGCTTGTAGTGATGCAGGTAATAATCTTCTAAACCATTCCGTTTTTCCAGTATTTTGACCACCTGTTAACGCAAGTACATATCTAACGGGGTGACCATAAACGCAAGCTATAATTCCTATTAACCATTTACGAATAAATCGGTTTTTAATATGCGTTTCACTTTCAATTGTTTGACAAATTAAATCAATATTACCGCCCGAAATTTTATGTTTATTATTTTCAATGTAAAGTAAAAACGGGTTGTAATCCGTTACCGCTTTACTTTCAATAATTCTATTAACCAAATCAAAAGTTATTGCCGTATCGTCAAAAGTCATTCTGCAATCTAAAAACAAAGTATTTGAATCTTTATCGGTCATAGGTTTACCGTTCAACTCATTCTTTCGAGTAATTACATTGTATTTAATACTGTACTTTTTTATAACATAATTAGTGACATTTATAATAATGTTTTCTGCGCTGGATTCGTGACGAATATCTAAATCGTTTCGCGAATAAACCTCATTAACTATCTCTTGCGCCTCACTTTCTGCAATACCTCTTTCAATTGCTAACTCTTTAACCGCTTCAATTATTGGGGTATTCATTCTTTTATTCAATTTCACTTTTGAAATTGCTTTATCTGAATTGTATTGACTTAAATCAACTCCTGCTTGTTTCAGATAATAGTAAAAAGTACCAACGGTAATTCCAAAATTATTACGCCTTAATGCAATATCGTATTGTTTTTCAGCTTGTTCAGAATTATATTTTTCAGATAGTGAGGAAATTTTATGAAAGTATGCGCGTCCATCTTCGCTAAAACCCGTTGCAAGCGCAAAAGATAAATTCAAATAATCTGAATAATTATCAACTACTGAAATGTTAACTTGGTTTACAAGTTCACCAATATCCCCTTTAGGAATTAATATTGATAAATTAGGCGGTAATTTTTTCTTTTCGGTTTTCGTTTTTAGCTTCTTTGATTTTGGATTCAAAAATAAATTTTCGTCAAAAGAAACAAATCGCGCTGAAGCTACGTTTTTTGGTGCTGGGTCAACTGTAATTCCAAAACTTTCAAAGTAATGTTCTGCTAAAAAATTATAGCTTTCTTTATGCTTTAACGGGTCACATTTACAAATTACTGCGATTCCATTTCCTCCAGTTGAAATAAACGAAGCATAAGTGTATTCGTCTTGGTCTATTCGTGTCCTATCTGAATAATTATCAACATCAATACAAATAAAACCGCTATGTTTTTCAAGTTTTGATTCTGAACGTTCGTAAAAAGTTCCTCCAATAGTTACAGCAGGTAAAGTTTTCTTGTGTAACTTTTTTCTTTCAGTATCATTTTCTGAACGAATTAAAGAAACTTGGTCTTTCCAATAACCATTTTTAATGCGTTCTAAAAACTCATCAATAGTTGTTCTTTCGGTGTCTTTTTTTACGTGGTTGACCCCACTCCAATAGGATATAAACATAAGATACGTTTTTAACTCACGTTGTAAATAAAAAATAAGTGCAGTGGGAACGTGAACCCTTTGCATTTGACCGCTAAATCAAAACTGCACTTTGCAAATATAATAATAATTTATAAAACTTAGGTAGGTATAGGTAAAACATAGGTAAAAATATTTTAAAAAGTCAATAGCGGTGTGGCTTTGCATAGGATAGTATAAGATAAAAGGATAAATTTTATAATATAACAAGAGTAATAAAAATATATTTTAGAAAATAAAAAATAAAATTGTTTTATAATATCTCTATACGTTTTAGTTGTTTTACCTATGTATCCTTTGCAAACCCAATAAAATCAATGTTTTTTGTGCATAGGTAAAAAACAAAACAAAGGTAAAACCATAAAAAAACCCCTACAACTAAATGCAGGGGTTGAATTAATTTAAATCGTGTTAATATAACCATCTCCAAAAACTTCTAATTAATCCAACTTTCTTTGTTGAATCGCTGAGTACAATTTGTGTTTTTGGTTTTTCAATAGTAACTTTTGGTTTTTCAATAGTAACTTTTGGTTTAGTTGTTTTTTTATACGAACCTCTTTTTTTAACTGGTGGTGGTGGTGTTGGACTTTGCATTTCTTTTTGGTTTAAATTATTATTTAATTTTATTAAGTGTTTTGATTTTCTCTTTAATTTACATTCTTCAAAAAACAATCTAAAAGAATTAATTAACAAAACTGTAACTGGTATTTTTTCATTCCATTTTAAAAATCCGTCTTCACCTTTATAAACAATATTCTTTTTATATAAAAAAGTAACCCAATAATTATTTATTTCGTGTACTGATGTTAAAATTTGCAACGAAGTATGGTTTTTTAAATCTATTTCGTTTTTTATATTTCTTAAATTTTTCAACCATCTATTAGTTGTTTTTTTTGACGGACCTCTATCTTTTCTTTTATCTATTTTTTCCATGTTACTTGAATTTTACCATCAAACTATCTTTATTATAGCTAATACTAACCTTAGGAACCTCAACTCCTTCATCATCGTAAATGGTTGATTTCTGGGCTACCTTTAATAATTCCTCACGTGCTTTAAGTTTCGCTTGTAGGTTGCTGTAAAGTAAATCTTCTGAATAGTTTAGTTTCTTCGCACCGTCTTTGCGTGTAAATTCCACGTTTCCGAAAGTAAAAGTTTTCGCTGTGTACTTTTCTGCTTCATCACGTGCCAGTTCGTCAATCTTTACCTTTGCTTCCTTAAATAGCTTTTCCAACTTGTTGAATGAAGCGAACGCATCTAAGGGGTTTACTACTCCAGCTTCAACTGCTTCAACTATTGCGTTAAT